TGACCATCTTACAAATACGTTTCCTGTATCAGGTAAAATATCAAAGCTATCATACTCGTTTAAATAGATAACATAGTCTACACTCTTTGCAGTATTATCTACCATAATTGCATCGGATGAACTGAATTTATAACCAACAGTTGAAGCTGCATCTGCACCTCTATAATCATTTATTAATTCAAAGTCTGTTTCGCCTGTAGTTAAATCAGATGTAAATTGATTTATAATATATCTTTTATCTCTTATTATAAGTCTATCGTTTAATTTTAAAGTAGATAAAACCATATCAGGAATAACTGCTTTAACTTTTACTATTCTTGTTTTAGGATTATAAAGATTTGCTATATAGTTTTTGTAATGTCTGTAATATAATCCGTTACTTGCGTTTACACCATACCAAGGTGATTGATATTCACCAAAGTTAGAACTCATTAAAAAACTAAAATCAGTTGGTACAGTTATCATTTCATTTGAAAATCTATTATAAGCAGCTAAAGTTGTATTTGTAGTTTCAGTTGTCATATAAACTGTATCAGCAAAAACTTGATAACCATTTGAATATAATAAAACAGGTTTAGGAGTATATGGTTTTAAATCTCTATCTATAAAAGTTGCAGTTTCAAAATCATATATATTACTTCCTATTTTTGCTCGTTCAAATAATACGTTTTCAAATGGAAGTTTAATCTCATAGCTTTGACTTTCATTTACGTTATCATTATTTAAAACCAAATCCCCATACTCTAAATTGTTAATTCTATAAAAAGCATTATTTAAAACGTTACTTGATTTTTCGTATTGGAAATTAATAGACTTAAATAGTTTAGGTCTTTCTATATCTGCTTCTTCTGAACGTATGTATTTAGTTACATCGTTTACATCTCCTGCTTGATAATATAATTCTAATGGTATTAATTCAAATGAAGTTTTTGATGTTGGAATAATCATTAAATTAAACATTTTAACTAATCCTATAACAAAATCAGAAACAGTAATGTCAGGTATATAATTTGATACATTAATATTTGAATTTGTATTTTGAACAGCACTTGTTATTGAAGTTGCAAATGAATTTATTGCATTGTTATTATATCTCCAATACCAAAACTTTGAATTAAAACTATTTGATGAATTAGAAGAAATTTTAATTTCATAAACATTATTTCCAGGTTCATTTTGTTTACTAAATAAATCAACTTCTAAACCATTAACACCTAGTAAATTTGAAAATGTTTTAAATAAAACTCCATTTTTATAAATAAAAACAGCGTATGGAATTGTTAAATCAGTAGGAGTTGCTGTTACTTGAATTTTTATCTTTGTACTATAAGTTGGTCCACTAGCAAAATTCCAATTTGTAGTTATTATTCCAGTTGTTAAATTTAATTCAGGAAACGAACCTGTATTTGTATTTGGTTTTAATGTAAACTTTTCTGTTTGAACTTCTAATTTCTCTGCATTCTTACAATACAACCAAAGATTTTTCCATTGCAATAAATTCAAAAAGCTACCTGTAAAAGTTATTCCGTATTTATTCTGGATAAATGTAATTATATCCTTTAATTTTATAGCAGGAAATAACTCATTCCATTTAATAGCACCTGTAGTTAATGTAATATCTTCTAAAGTATTTGCAGTTTTGTATTCGTATTTTTTAGCACTACCTAATAAAGGATACATTACAGAAAATACAGGAGAAGCTACAATTCTATTTTTTATATTTGTTGAATTGTAAGTATGGTTTAAACTACTATAATTTAAAGTGTTTAATTTATCGTCTTTGAATAAGTCTTTTAATTGTGTTAAATTTCCGTAAAAAGTAATAGTATAACTTTCAATCATTCCATTTTTGCGATTGGCTTTTTCTAATTGAAAATTTCCTTTCTTAAATGTAACAGTATTTATTTCAATATAACCATCGTAACGTTTTCCGTGTTCAAATGAATTATCAACTTCACTTTCATACCAATGTTTAAAAATTTTATTGTTATTTTTAGAAGCTGGAACAGTAAACGATTGTGAATAATCCGTAAATACTTTTCCTATATCATTTGCGTTTTGAATAGAAGAAGTTACCGATATTTTTTCATCGTTAAATAATTCAATCCTTTTAGAAACTGAATCATCAATTATATATAATGCAACTACATTCATTATACTACATCGTTTATAAGATTAAAAGCATAATCAAATTCTATTTCGTAGTTAATCATTTTATCTTTTAAACTTGTTTTTAAGTCTGTACTTGAAGTTTTTAATTCAACAGGTTTATCATCTAATAAAATAGTTTCCGATAATAACAAATCAGTTATCAAATCAGAATAGTTTTCATCTACCCAACCAGTATTTAATTTTATACTTTGTTGTCCGTTTATATTAAATGATTTTGTTTGTGCTTGTGATATACTATAATCTAATTGTGAAGGCATCATTTTATAAGTCGAACCTTTTGTACTTATAGTATTAGTTTGTGCTTTAAAGAACGTTAAAAACTGCCATCCACCTTTACGATTAATATAAGAACAAACAACTGGAGTGTATTTAGGTTCGCAAACAGGAACTACTTTGAAACTATATAATTTTACTGCTGTAATATTATCAATAATCTGCAATGTACTTTCATCTTCAAATCTTGTTAATGAACTTGTTAAAGGAACTACTAAATTATAAAATGAAGTTGCAGTATAAATAGTATCTATAGCTGCACCTGTTTTAGGTACTTGTCTTATTTTAAGTGCTTTTGTACCACTTGTATTATCGAATAATAAATTTATGTAAGGATATGGTTTTGACCTATTGTAATAAATTGTTTTTGTGTCATCGCTTAAAGCAATAAAGTCAGATATTGTACTAGCATTTAATCCATCTGTGTATTTAGTATATCCATTAACTCCTATGTATGAAGTTGAACTAATTAATGTATCTACTCCTGAAACAATTTTATATTTTTTTATAGTTACATTGCACCACATACTAGAGTATTCTCCAACAATACCACTTCTATCAGGATAAGGTGATAAATTGTTTATGTATTCTCTAACATAGTTTGATATATTAAAACTTAATTCTATTTGAGTTGTTGAAGGAATATCTTTTGACAAAGTATAATTTGGAGTTGCAGGTTCAGCTCCTCCATCACTCCATAAATATATTTTTACTTTTGCACCCGTTTGCCCTGTTTCATTTACTTTAATTAAATAAGGACTTCTTACATATATTAAATTCATTTTATATCTTTTAAATTATAATCTATCATCGTTTCAATGTCTGCCCCAAATGCTTTTATTAAATCGGTATCTATAAACTTTTTATATCCAGCTTCAAACGGCTTTGTAAAAAATAGACTTGGTTTTATTCCTTTGTGATAAATAGATCGAGTTATCAAAAAAGAGGTTTGTTCATAGCTTAAAAACTTCCCTGATTTTTTATCTCTAAATTGAAAACCTTTTAAGCGTACCCATTTATTAATTTCCTGCGTTAATCCTCCTTTTCTACCTGTACCGCTTCCAAATTTAAACGGACTGTTTGGAGCTTTTAAACTTGAGGTCTTTCCTTTTACCCCTTGATCCTGAAACATACCGTAATCATCCATTTGAAAACCTACTATAAAATAGTTCTTCTCGTGGACCACTTCGCCTTTTAAACTATTATATAATTCCTTCGTTACATTCTTACCACCTTTGGTTAAATTGCTTCTCGATTGTTGAATTACATAATCACGAAATCTTTTAATTACTATTTCAGTAGCTGTTAGCAAATTGTCATATCGTTTGGAATTAACACATCAAATGTAGCTGTACATCCTGCAACTTTATCCTCAAATCTATCTCGAAAGAATTCATAGTTTGCACCACCTAATAATTGAAACTTGTCATCGAATAAGTTACCCCTTTTTAGTAATTCAACTAATCGAATCCCCACCATTGACTGCGTATGTATCACATCTTGTTCGTTACTATCATCATCATTGACCAAATCCATTGAAATAACGGACAAATTATAAGCAAAGGCAGTTCCTTCTTCTCGGAATGAGTTCACGACAATATGTGATATTGGATAAATATCTTGCTTATTAAGTGCAATATTAAAAATTGATCCACTTGTAACTGTCTTGCAAAACAAATCAGTCTTTAATTGTGCTGTAATTGTTTCTAAAATTTGGTAATATCCTATCATTTCTTTTTAATCATTTCCATTTCTAATTCGTTCTTTTGTTTCTCAAACGTCAAATAAGTTAAACATTGGTGTAAGGGAAGTTTTGTTGTGGTATCAAACTCTCTAACGTTTCCTTGAGCAATAGCATAGATGCTTGAATACCAACCCCATCTTTTACCGAACTGTGCTGATTTAGAATAGTCTGAATCTCCTGATTGTTCTCCAAATAATTCAGAGTAGATTTCAACAATTCGTTGCCTAAATTGTAAAAAAAAACCGTTGCACCTAATACAACATCCAAAGGTGCGTGTTTCATAACATCTGAATAGGTTATACTTCCGTTGTATTCTTCAATCGAATAGGTATGTTTGAACTTCTGTTTAATCGGTCTAAATAAGACCGCCATTGCTTTATGCATATTATCCCAATCACCAATGTAAGTATCAAGGTCTGTATATTCCCCAAAAGATATTTCTTCCAAGTTCGGAATAAAACCGAACTCAACACCACCTAATGTAAATCGTTGAATTAGTTTATGTTCCTTTGAAAACATAACCCCTAGATTATTTGTTATCTCGTTTACGTCTGAATATCTAATCTGTGCAACGTCCTTCAAATCAATTCCGCAAAATAACTGCACCATCTTTTGCTGCAGAAATTCCCCTTCAGGATTATCTTTTGCAATAGATAAAAAGTTCTGATACTGAACTAATTTAATCTCTTTTAATTCAGTTGGTATTTGAATCTCTAACTTCATAATAGTATAACGTTTTAATTTATATTTTGTTTCGCTAATAAATGAAATATTTACCAGAGTTCGGATTATCTAAATGATAAATAATATTGTAACGACTTCCATCAATTGCGTGATTCCAATTATCAATATATAATTTTGATGATTTGTTTAAGTAAACATAGTTGTTAAATTCCTTCGCAATGTTAGAGCTGTTATGGTCTAGTATTATTTCAAAGTCTTGCATCCTTACAATGCCACTTTCAATTGTTCCCTTTTTAACAGGAACTATATTCACTCCCTGATGCTTTAAATCTTCAATCAGTCTAGGTTCAGCACTATCTGCAACGATTAATTTATTCTTTGTAATATCGTTTAGCATTTGTGCGAGAACGTGTGTCTTAATACCCTTTTGATAGATGCACTCTTTTAAATATATTTTCTTATTAGAAATATCTATAGCTACTTCTGTCAAAGTATCAGGATCAATTGAAAATCCGAAATCCATTCCATAACTTGTTTGCAATTGGTCCGGATTGAAGTCACCAAACTTCCAATTTGTAAATACAACTCCTTCAGCTTTGTTTAACCATCCACCTAGTATAACGTGTTCGTACTTCTTTGGATTGGTTTCTTTTATCTTATTAATCTCTTGAAGGAATGATTCGTCTAGGTTTTCAACGTTATCTAAATAAGTTGTATGAATGTAAGTAGTATTATTTTTAATACCGTTAAATCCTTCTTGAACTCCTTCGCTTTCAAAGAAGCGTTTATAAATCCAATGTTCTTTTGTTGCCGGGTTAAGGATTAATATAATCCTGTTTTTAATTCCTTTTTGACGAATAGATAAATTAATCTTGTCAAATATATCTTCATCAACTAACTCCTCTGCTTCATCGAGTATCCACGTTGTAACCCCTTGCAATGATTTTAAGTTTGCCGTTTGGTCACCGCTAGAGGTTTTAATTCCTTTGAATATTATTTCCGATTTAGAAAGTATGTTTTTAATCTCGCTTTTGTTTACATCGAAAATGTGTGACGCTTCTAGCAAATCAATCTTCTCCTGAAACTCTGGAATAATTGAAAGGTGTGCCGATGTCATCGTCTGCCTTGTGAATAGTATTTTATGATTTGATTCAAAAGATAAAGCCGATACAAATGCACCGACTTCAAAAGATTTACCTGATCCCCTTCCTCCTGTAACTACAAAATAACGAGTATCATTTTCATATAAAGGAATATATTTTGAATTAAGATTTAGCATAGAAATTAGTTAAAGTCATTCCATAAACTGTTTTAACTTTATGCTTTAATTCCTTACAAAGTCTTTTATAAATTCTAGGATGCACCGTAATAACATTAGGCTTACTAACTAATCCTTTTGCGTCTTCTACAATTCTATTATAAACTGGTCTTGTTATTTGTATCATTTGAATTTTACTATGTCTTTTAAATCAAAGTTGTTAATATTAAGATTTGTGTTTTGGTCGATAGTTGTTTTTGGCATACTAAAAAAGTATTTAAACCATAATTCAATTGCCCATTTTTCACCTGCTTTTATTGCAGCTTCTAATTGCTGTAATGCTTGTGGTAAAAATGGTTTTAAATTCTCATAAGCATCTTGCAATTCGCTTTTAGTCATTAACCTTTTGTCGTCAGGCTTTGTTGCTTTTGTACTATGTCCTCCGTTTTCTTTTCGCTTATCCAAAATTAATATAAATTAATTGATTAATTATACTTTCACACCAATACCTTTTAAAGCGTTTACAACATCAGAATTATTATCGTAATGCTTTGATATACCTAACTCTTTTATCTTCTTAATTTTGGCTTCATTTGAACCTGTAGCGTACACATTGCCAAAAGGTATTCCTATCTCTTTAGCTTTTCTTTGCATTCCTTGTTTAGATGAACGAGCTGATATTATATATATAACGTTATTTTCTGCTAATTGTTTCGCTAAATCAGTATATTTTTTTAAAGATACAGTTCCATCGAAGTCAAAACTAATCTTTTGATTTGCTAATTTAATATTAACAGCACAAACTGCGAGTCTTTGTTTCTCGTTTGGATATTCTGATTTCATTTTTTCATCGGACATACATCGCACAATAAATTGATTGTGATGTTCTCCAGGGTTAGGCTTTGGTATTGGCATCGTAAATTTGTTTTAAGTTAGATACATAATCTCTCCAGCAGGAAGGACATCCTTCAATCTCCAAATTAATATCGAATGTTCTAATGTAGATTTCATTCAATGCAGTTTTTAATATCGGAGTTAATTCTAGGTTATTCTCAAAAAATTCTGTTAAGAAAGTATAGTCTAATTCTGAAAGACAATTTACGTTTTTAAAGTTTGGAAACTTTGCATTTAAGTATTCCTTTCTTTCATTGCATCCGCAATCATACCCTGTGGCTTTTGATATTGCAGAAACAACTGCATCAATTCCTGTAGCTTTTGTTAGTTGTTCAATCTGATCGCCTAATCCTTTAATTCTTTTTTTTGCCATATTGTAAAAGTTTTAAATTACATTTTTTTAGTGTTCTATAAATAATTTGATAATCGTAATCGTATTTCTTTGCAAATTTCCGAAGGGAAGTTTTCTCTTTGATATATTCGAGATAAATCCTTTTATCGTACCAGTGCCAGGTATCAATAAATAATAATATATCAGTTGTATCTTCTACTTCTTCTACTTCTTCTTTATCAATTGAATCTATAATTGGAATCAAATCCAATTTCTTTTTTCTATGGTTATCCATTATCATATGGTGTAAAGCAGTAGAGAAAAAGGCATCGGTTACATTCTTATGAAAATATAATTTGATATAGCAATCTTGCACGGCATCTTCAGGGAAATCAACTTCTCCAAACATCTTGGCTAATTTAATCCAATAGTTATGTCGTTTATAGATTGAATTCATTTATATTATTTTATCACCGAAATAATTATTTAAAAATATCAATATATTATCTTCAGATTCAATATAATAGGCTGTACCTTTTATAATTAAAACTATTTCTAATTCATTCTCAATCCAGTACCCATCAATAGATTCAACATTAATTTTAAATTCTACAAAAGAACCTGACATCCCTAGAGTTTCTTCTTCTTTTTCGATCCACATTTGCGTAACTAAAGTATAAGGATTTATCATATTCTACAAATATATATAAAAAAAATTGTTTTGTAACAAAATTAATTTTTATTTGTTATAAAATTTACTTCGTAATCACTCCAAATGTGTACAATCGCTCCAGCTTCGCTTAACTCTTGGATTCGTAATTGCTGAAGCGGTGAGAGTTTCCCTTGTTCTCGTTTGACTTCAATAAACATCGCCTTTCCGTATTTGATTGCAAGTAAGTCAGGAATGCCGTTTGTTGAGGTCTTAATTAATTTGGTAACATACCAGCCTTGCTCTTGGAGCTTCTTTTTAATCTTCGATTGAATCTGCTGTTCTTTCATTTGTTGAGTTTTTTAACTAATTTTTTAATCAAATTAAATTCACCATAAGATATTGATATGTTTCTATCGGAATAATTAAAAGCGTTTATATCGAAACCATCACCATTATTCCATTCGGTTATTTCGATGTAGCTGTGTTCTTTTGCACTTGCATCAAACTCCTTTAAATTGCAAAAGACTGCCTTCCTTTTGTATTTTTCTATGTCTTTTTGCATCTTATATATCTATGTGTATTAAAAAGCTAATCTTTCTTTTTATTGTAGGATAGGTTTTAACTAACCATACACTTAAAGGATCCAAATCTGAATCATAAATATGAAACTCTGCATAAGTATGCAATTTATGTCCGTTAAACACTTCGTCCTTTTGTAAATTTTCAGGTAGTTCTGATAACTTAATTACTGATTTTGTTATTGTTTTCATAATCTTATTTGTTTTTAAATTAAATCCTCTTTGTCTATGTAGGTTTCAAGTCCTAATCCTGAGTGATCACTAAATTTATATTTTGAAACTCTTATTTTATCAACTTTAAAACCTAAGATTTGTCCATAGTAAGTTTGTGAACTTGCCTTACTTGTTTTGTATTTTACTTTGTCGCCTATTTCCATAATCTTATTTCTTTTTATATTGTTCAAACATTGACATATGTCCACATTTAGGACATTCAAGTCTATCAGATGATTCGTGATGTACAGATGTATATTTATGTCCACAAAGGTCACACTTAATATCTTCAACAGTCCATCCTGTTTCATTATCCTCTAAGTATTGTTTATATTCAGGAACGTAACTAATTAAATCTATAAGATATATTTTAGTAATGCCTTTGGTTGTTTTTAACCATTCACATAATTCTTCTATATTTTCCATAATTTATTTGCTAAAAGTTTCAAACCATTGTTCAAATTTCACTCTACTATTAAATTTTTCAGGTTTATTAAAACCTAAGCAAGCCATCCAACACTTTCTCATATCTTCCTCATTATAACCTCGTTGTTGCTTTTCCATTTCTTTGGCTTGTTTATAAATTTGTTCTAATGTTAAATGTGGAAAACCATTTTCTTTGTTTTCTAATTCTTCGAATATCCACTCTACTGCTGTCATATTATTTATTTATAAAGTTAATCATATCAGGAATACTAATTTTTACTTCACCTGATAATAAATGTTGTTTAAATTCTTTTTTAGTTTTATAAAACTGTTGTAAATGTTTATAATCGTTAATAAACTTTTTTAACGTTTCTTTCATAATTTTATTTATCTCTAAAGTTTTCAAACCATCCTTTTGCTTCTAATAAAGGCAGTCCTTCATTATTGCAATCAATACAAAACTCTGCGAATTTTTGCATCATATCAAAATCAACTCCCAACTCATAGCCTTTTAAAAAACCATCCTCAAAAG